AGCGCCTCGGCGTTCATCGGAACGCCGCATGATGTCTGAATGCTCATATATGAAGATCCGTCAGATCACCATGATTATACGAATACTCCCTAATCATGTTCGTATAATCTCTCTTCGCCTGGTTATATGCCTCCTTGATCCGGTAAAGCAGGTTGGCAGGCGAATACTCGGTAAAATCCTTTGTGTTTAACACGTTCTCAAGGTTCTCGCCGGAGTATACATATGGCTTCATCCACTGTACCAGCATCCCCTCGGAAACGATGTCTGCAAGCTCGTCCAGATCCTCTGGCTCGACCTCAACATCAAACGCACGCACAACGTCGTCTGCCGTAGTCGAAAAGTCATACAGACACACCGGTTTGAATTGTGCGATGGCCTTTTTCATAAAACCATCGACCATTCCATTGCGCTCATAGTCAACCATGGGGAAATTGTATTCCCGCACCTTGTCGAGAAACGCCATGGAAAAAACGTCATATGGAACGCCCATAATTCACGCTCCTTATCGCTCGATCAGTTCAACGCCAAGACACTTTTCCAAAGTCCCGATCACACGGTTCGAGTCGATCTCTCCGCTTCCGATCAGCTGGCGAGCCCTGTATGCAACGGACTTTTTCTGCCCAGCGGACAGCTTGGACACGATCTCCTCGACCTCGGCGGCGCTCTTGGTGAACAGGCTGTCGAAGTCATCGATGCTGAGAGCGAACTTGTAATACTGGGTCATACCAAGATACTCGATCACTTCCGGATCGTCGATCATAAACCAGTTGTTGATAAAGAACTTCTTGGACGAGCTCCGTGCGCTTTTCAGCTCGGAAAGCTCCATGTCCTGCTCGGCCCCAAATTCTTCCCAGATGAACGACTCGCCGGTCTTCTTGCTCTTATATACAAGCCTGCCCTGGAACCCGTTACGCACGGTCACGATCTGGTTGGGGTCAAACGCCTTCGGCGTAAACACGACGCTCTTTTCTGCGTCGTTCTGAGCAGCGGCTGGAACCGCAGTGGACTGACGCTTCTGCGAACTTGCATTCTTGTTTGCCATATCAGGTTATCTTCCTTTCATACATATTGGGAGGGGCCTTATCGCAAGACCCCTCCCGCTCTTTGGTTTCGTTATGCGCTGATCTCGTACCGACCAACACCTGCGTTGCCACCGGCAAGCACGATGCCCATACCGTACTTCTCGCCATACAGGTACTCCTGGGTCAGGTCGCCGTTATCCAGGGGGTTGCCCATGATAACGATGGGGTTGCCCTCATAGACGCACTTGATGGGCTTGTCGTCACCGGCGATGATGGTCAGAACATCGTCGTCCATCACGAAGTCGGTGGAGCCGATCTTGTGGCGCTGAGGAGTGGTCACAACGGGAGTTCCGTAGAACTTGCCGTAGTAGCCCATGTTGTACAGGTCGCTCTTGGAATCGGTGCCCTGGATAGAGGGAGCCAGGTTCCGCACGGCCTTCTTGGTGCCGATGATAGTGGCGGTCTTGCCACCGGCAGCGGCCTCAACGTGAGCGATCAGGTCAAGCAGCTGATCCTCGTCGTAAGTACCAGCGGTGGGGAAGTAGGTCACGCCGCCGAAGTCGGTAGCAGTAGCGTTGCCCCACAGGGTATAGATGTCGTTGAGCAGCTTCTGACGGAAGGACTCAGACACCTTGCTGATGAGGTAGTTGAAGTCAACGCGGCCGGAGAGGACACGGTTCAGCTCCTCGTAGATCTTCACGAACTTCATGCTGGTGGGAATGCTGGTCTCGGTCACGCCGCCCAGCCGCTGACGCCGGATGCCCTGAGTACCGTCAGCTGCGTCTGCCACCACGAACAGGTTGCTGTCCTCCACCAGGAACAGGTTTTTGTCGCCCTCGGCCACATTGCGGAAATCGACCAGAGCGTTGAAATACTCGTCGCCCTGGAGACCTTCCACCACGGTGCGGCTCAAGATCTCTTCCACCAGGCTGAACAGGGCGCCGCACTTGCCGTCGCGGATGTCCTTGTAGTTCAGCGTAGTGCTGCCGTTGTTGGCCTCAACGAGTGCCTTCTGAAGCAGCTCCATGGACTGACCCACGGAATACTTCTCAACGTTGCCGCGATAAGCATCAACAGCAACCTTCACAATGTCATTCATATTGCCCATTATTGGATGCCTCCTTCCTTAAGCCTTTGCCGCCGCAGCTTCGGTCTTGCCGATGCGGATGGTGTAATAGGTGTAGCGGCCAGCGGTCTCCACGTGAACACACTCACCGAACCCAGCAGTCTTGGCCAGGAGCTTGCCGCCTGTGCCGATGCTCACCTTGTCGCCCTTTGCGGGGACAGTCCCGTTGACAAAGCCTTCTGCGGTCACCGCAAACAGGTTGCGGCTGCGGGGAATGTAACCACGGACGATCTTGTTTGCCTCGTTGACATACTCGTCCAGGTTCTTCTTGCGCTCGTCATACATAACCTCAACGCCTGCGACAATGGCGCACTCATTCAGGTCGTCGCTCGCCTTTGCCGCGACAGCCTTCATCACTTCACGCTCGCCGTCCTCATACCCGGTCAGCTTCACGATAACGCCGTTCTCCACCTCGGCGGGCTTGCCGGCGTCATCATAGAAGCGGAGGGAAACCAGATCGGCAGGCTGCTTCGTACCGCTCATCAGGTCGGTGCGAATGACACAATACTTTTTCTCAGCCATAGCTAATTCCTCCTTATAGTTTTATTGAAATATCAGCCGATGCCGTATTCGGCAAATACGCCGCCATACGGCTCAGACTCGGGTTCATTGCGCTCAATGGGAAGCTTGGGCGCCTTCTGCTCATGCAAAGCAAACTTGCCGACGCTCTGCATACGGCCACGGATGGCATAACACTTCTCCTCCAGTACATCCATGGAATACTTCTCCGCCTCACCGCACAGCTTCTCAAAGGCTTCAACGCCATTGAGGTCTGCGAACTGCCCCAGCAGCTCATTCCGCTTGGCGTCCCGGGCGGCCTTGTCTGCGTCAGCCTTAAACTGGCGCAGCTCCTTAAGCTCGCTCATAGCACCCTGAAGTTTCTCATCCCACTCCTTGTTGCTCTGCTCGAACTTCTTGGACATAGCTTCATAAACAGCGGCGAAAGCTGCTGTCTGCTCACCCTCGTCAAAGGGGACGATGGCGATCTTCATACGCTTCTTACTTTCAAAGTCGATAATCACCTTATCGCCATTCATGGAATAGCTGAAACCATACAGCTTCCAGTCCATACAATCGTAAGCATAGACTTCGCTGAGCTCTGTGTCGTGGTCATGATACCAATACCGCGAGGTCTCCCCCCAGTACGGGTCTTCATAGGTCACGGCATACAGCGCATCAGTGAGCTCGCTCAGGAACTGCTGTGCAAGGGCGAAGTTTTCAGACTGACCTTCTCCGGCGTCGCCGCCTTCATCGGGGGTCTCGTCTCCTTCATTATCCTTATCGGCTGCGTCGCCGTTGTCCTGCTCGTCGTCATCGTCGTCAACCTCGGATTTGGCTTTTATCTCTTCAAACTTTGCCTCAAGCTCGTCGATGGTGAACTCTTCCAGGCTAAAGCCAAGCATTTCTTCCGTCAGACCATACTTGCTCATAAGTTCTTTCTTCTTATCCAATGCTTTCTTTCCTCCTTCCGAATAGAATTGTGGGTATATGCCAACCCCGTCAGGGGATTGTGCCGTTTGGACATTCTCCTTAAATTCCCGCATCATCTCACCAAGCTTCATCTTGAAGTCTTCCTGCGAAAATACCATAAGGGATGCCGACTCATAGCATGGCTTTGCGGTTCCCAGCAGACAGAACGCCGTAAACTCAAAGCGCTCTATCACATAGATACCGTTTTCCATGTGTCCTTCCTTGATGGAGATCTCCATCGACTCGTCGGTGATGCCGTCTTCCTTGATTTTCTGGTACGCCTCCTGGCGCTTCCAGAGCAAAACTTCTACATAGAGGTACTTATGGACTGTTCCATCCTCCTCTTCAAAGTCTTCAAACCAATACTTGGCGCTCTCCGGCACGACGCCTACCGGGTCTGTGATGTTGACAAGGGACAGTCTCCCATCCTCGCCCTTGACGATCTCCATATCATGTGAGCCGATCTCACCGGTCTCTCTGTCGTAGTTGCACACGATTGGACAGTTGTATATGCTTGGCATACACAACTCAAAGGTCTCTTCGCTGATGAAACTGTTGTTGCGGTTTGCTCCAACATAACAGACACGAAGTATGCCCTTGTCGAAAGACGAATTGTACTCCGTCAGTCTGTCTATCGAGGCAGAAAATACGATGCTCATATTTTTTTCGCTCAACAAATCTCACCACCTTTTTGGCATAATAAATCCCGCCTTTCAGCGGGTCAGAAAGTCAGCGTATCAGACAGGACATACTCTTCCGGCAGCTCCGCAAACTTTGCCTGGTCGTTTGCGAAAATAAAAGTTCCATGCGCACTGTCACTCTTTATCTGCTGGAATCCGAGTTTGATGAGCCTGTCTCTCGATTCTTCACTGAATACATAAATGAAACGTCCGTTCATCGTCACGCATCCTCTCGATTCTGTTCTCCACTGTCCGACAGCTCGCCGATATCCTTTTCCGGCGCTCCGCCCTCATCGGTCGCTCCGCCGTCGCTGCTCTGGGTCGAAGAACTCTCCAGCGGAACAAACTTTTCCTTCAGGCCGAGAACGTCGTTCTCAAGGAACGTCATGCTGTCAAGTTCCTCCTGCCCAAGGCCCTGCGAGGCGCAGTAATAGGACACCATCGGCATACTGTACTGGCACGCCTTGATGTACTGATCCCCGACTTCCTTTCGGTTGTACGGGCTGCAATCCAAGAACGTGACCTTAAAGTTTTTCCCGTATGGCTGGCTTTGGATATACCGGTTCACCATATCCTCGATGCTCTTCACAATACCAAACGTGATCGCTTGGTCTGCCTTCACAGACAGCAGCAGCGCGTTTGCGGACGCCTTGTCGTTGTTGAATAGCAGACTGGAAACGCCAGCCGCCGTAAACAGATTTTGCTCTGCCTCGCCGATAGCGTCGGTATCGCCCGTATTGGACTTCTCAAAGCTGATCTTGTTGATCGGCATGGGGGACAGAACGGAGCCCACTTCTTCCGGCAAGACGGCGTCCAGGTTGTGCCAAAACTCCTTTGCCTTGTTCAAATCCATCTGCCATTCGCCGTTGGCGTTGATGCCAAGCGTCATGACGAGCATGGCATAATTCTCCAGTGTCGTCTTGGTCAGCTTCAACTGACGGTAATCCTCAAGGTCGTATATATCCCGCAGAACACCGGCAAACGGTGGGATGGCATAGTCGAGGATATCATTGTTGCACTTAATAGCAAACGATGTCGGAGCATCCAACTCCTGATACCTTGCACCCACTCTGTCCTTCTGGTAGATCTGATACTTCCGTCTGAACTCGTCCGGGTATAGCTCAAGATACGCCTGCCTACTGTTAAAGTAGGAGAAGTCAAACGTGACGTTGAGCACATTGCCCTCAATCGAAGAGATCGCGCAATAGTCCGACGGCAGCTGTTGAATAGTGATGTTGTCCGGCGTGACCCACATCGTACCGAAGAATACGTCCTCCCGCAGACAGACTGTCAAAATTTTAGGGAACTGCGTCCTGATCTGCATGGCGGAAAGAGAGTTCAACACCTTGCGGTAGTTCCGCCGCACAGACTTTACGTTCGCACTGACGGGATCGATCCGCATGGGAGACACCACATATGCAAGGTCAGAAAGCCCTACGAAATATTGGATTAGCCTGCGAAAATGCGAACTGGAACCGTAGATGTAAGTTACCGCAGCCCGGAGTTGCTTCTCATATCTGTACGGATTCTGAAGGTATGTGTTGATGTTGTCCTTCGTGTACCGTGTAAAGGTGGGGGTGGAATATGTCCCGTTCAGGTTCCTCGTCCTCAGCTTGTTAAGGGTTGCGAAGTTTTGTGGGATATTCATCATGGAAGCAGTGTCCACCTTGCTGAACGTATCGCTCTGCTCACCGTATCGCGTTCCTACAGACTTACTGGGGATCTTCTTTTTTTCATTCGGCAATCTGTATCCACCTCCTTCTTATCGAAATAGTGACGCTACCTTCGGCGGCTTAAACACAAAAATCTCACTCGTGTCGATGTCGCTGTTGCTGCGTCTGCTGATTTTGCTCTCCAACTGTGTGGCCACATAATAGTTGTAGCTCAGGCTGGAATATCGGTCTTTTCTCATACCGCTTTTTTCGTGGATCTTCACTTTGCCATTCGACTCTTCGTGTTGCAGCTTCACAAGCTCGTTGATGAGCAGCGTTGTATTGATGTAAGGCATACGCAGGTCGAGCCGTTCCTGCGGCGAGAGAGAGGCATACCCCTTGATCTCGCCCAGCAGCGTCTCGCCGTCATACTCGTTGGTCAGCAGCCGCACTTTACCGCTTCGGAATCCTTCCCGCAGCAGCACGGCGCATTCGGAGTTCAGATTTGGGTTCGCCTTGATTGCCCATATCACCCTGTCCGCGTTTTGCGTTGTACACCTGTCGGCCATCTCTTGGTTGTTACAGCAGGAGATGGCCGGGTAGATCTCCCCGGTATCCGGGTCTGTGATGTCGCGGACAAGAGCATCGTAGACGCCCAAACCAATGCCTGCACAGTCAAGCACGATATAGTCGCACTTGAACTCCTCATAGAGCCTGCGTATCATAAGCGCCTGGTCTTCCGTGTGCAGCCCTTCCGCCACATCGCAATAGACGATATTGCTGGAAAACCGGCCCACCCTGTTCGGAAGGAGCTGATTGATGAATAGAGCGGATGCGTCATTGTTGTTCTTCTTGCTCGACATCAAAGCGATATCGGCAGATAGGATCCGCACCTCACCGTTTTGCTTTGGCGGGATACGCACCTTTGGTGTGTTTCCCAGCTTCTCGGCCAGCCTATCCGGCAGCATCGGGAATTTGATGCGCCTGTTCTTGGAGATGGAGTCAAAGTCAAAGAATGACCCTTCGGAGTCCCCGAAGAACATAGCGTCCATTTCCATTGACCACTTGACTTCACTGAAATCAGACTCGGACATCTGATCCGCAACGTCCTCCTCCAGCAAGAGGCCTTCTTTGATTGCCAGCTGATACGGGAAGCCGCACACGAAATCCTTGCGTTTCTCGTCCAGCATAAACTTGCAGTTGTCGAGCGCCTTGGTATATGACCAGTGATCCTTGAAATAAGCAGAGGAGAGGTAGAGAGTTTTATTCCGTTCCTTCAAATGCTTATATTCAGGCTTATTCAGATACTTCGGCTGTCTCGGGTTTGTCAGGAACTTTCTCAGAATCGTATCGATGATATCCTTGGGAACCATGCGGTACTCGTCGATAAGCAAAATGTTCGCGCGGTTGCCTCTCGCGGTATCACTTGCGGTAACGACCTTGATAAAAGAGCCATTCTTAAATACGATTTGCGCGTTTGTTCCATTGATCTTGCTCTGTTTTTCGTCTATCTCATTGCAAAGCTCGGGAGAGTTCGGCTTCAGCTCCGTCATGATCTTTTCCAGGACGTTGATGCCCTGGCCTCTGGTGCCAGAGGCGATGCAGATCTTCGTTCCCGGGTAGAGGATACATCGAATGCAGCAGAAGATGGCGCTCAAAAACGTTTTGCCAAGACCACGGCTTGCCACAAATACAAACGATGTACATGTGTTCATCATGACAAGCAGGATCTTTTGAAACAGATGCAGATCCAGATGCAGATAATCCTTGGCAAAGCGATGGGGATTACACCTGTAATATCCGCACCATACCGCAACGCTTTCCAGTACACGCTCCATTCTTGTGGTCGTCATGCCTGGTCTCCGAATATAGTATTGAACAAGGACTCATCGTCCTCCTCCTCATCCTCGAACTCCGGCAGCTTTACCCGCAGCTTTTCCATCTCGTCCTCATACAGCTTGCAGTAAGTGTTCTTGATGCCAAGCATCTTACAGAGATGACCGAGAAACCAGACGGAGATGTATCGTACGATCCCATCCACATCCCGAAGCTCCGGGTCTGGCTCTGGGATCGGGCGTGTGTTTTCATAGCGCCGCACGCCTACGCCAAATGGCATATTGTCCAGCTCACTGTCGCCCTCGTCCGTCTTTTGGCTTGGCTTCAATCCGGCACTCCCCAGCAGTGTGTTCAGGGTATTCACGCTCTTATCTGTAGGCTTGCCTGCCACACGGTCTCTCTTGATATCGATCTCAAGGCCGCATATCTGCTGGATAAGCGCCTCCTCAGCGACATCAAGGACGTGGTCTTCCGGATACTGTGACAGCCAAAATTGCCTACGCTGTTCAAGATCCGCATACATTTTCGCTGTATAACCGCTGCCCCAACGGGCGACGATCTCCTCCGACACCGGCTCTTCCTCTTCCTGCTCGACTGTGTCCTCCACGGGAGACTCCGGCAAGGTGTCCTGTGTGCGAACAGACACGATTGCTCCGCTCTCATCAATGGTGTCGTCAAAATTTTTGTTGATAAAACGCGCAATATTTGTCTTCCCGATATAGTTGCGTACCTTGGAGTTGATCCCGGCGGTGCGCTCCGTCATATCGAAAATGCTGTCATTCCAGTATAGGTCAAGCTTCATGCACATTCTCCGCATGGCTTCCCTGTCTCCGCCAAGCTGTGCCTTGTAGCGGTCATACATATCCTCCACACATTCGTTGCAGATGGGCAGGTAACCGGTGCCTCTGTACATCGGGCTGTGACTGACAGGAAAATATCCCTTTTGCCTGCTGTAAGCGGTGCCGCACCTGACGCAGTAAAACTTCTGCGTCCCTGTAAACTGCACAGGGTCGTTCGGCTTCCGCTCCAGCTTGCGCCGCTTCGGGGTGTTTGCCATTACGCAAGCCCCCTCTTCTCGTTATCCTCCCATATCTTCACGGCACGCCGCATACCGTTACCGGGGTAAAACCGGGGAACCCAGTGTGCCGGAATGCTGATACGCTCTCCCGTGATTGGGTTTGGGCAAGCTCTTGCCTTGCGCTCCTGAATATCAAAGCATCCGAAGTTCCTGATAGATACCGCATTGCCATTCCTGAGATTTTCTAAGATAAGAGAGGTAAATTCCTCTATAATGTCCGCAGCCGCACCCTTGGTAAAACCCCTCTGTGTGAGCTGACGGATCAAATCATTCTTGGTGACTTCCATCCTTTACACCGTCCTTTTGTCAAATATCCGCGATAGACTTCTGCGCATCTCTGCGTATCTCTCCGTTCTCATCAAAGAACTGAGCGATCTGTTCCTCTGCACTTATGTCCTTGTAAACGTTCACCATGTCGGCAGACTCCCATCCGACGATCTCCTGTATCACGCCGTCCGGCAATCCCGCCTTTGCAAGGTGTGTCGTAAAATAATGCCGAAGACTGTGCCAATAGAAATCCTCGCCGGTCATACGGCTGAATGTGACCGCCCAGCTGTTCAGTGTCGTCTCGCTCATCTGCTCTCCAGGATCCAACTCAGAAGGGAAGAGCCATTCGCTTTCAATACCCTTGTCCCCACGTTCCTTCATCCAGGCATCAAAATATGGCTTGAACTGCTTGGCAAGCGTAAAACAATAAATATACTTGCCAAGGCCAAAGCCCTTTGTTTTCATCTTTTCAGTTGTCTTGTAGAGAGCACCCCCACACACAAGGTTCTCATCCTTGAAGTCGTCCACACGGAACCGGCACAACTCCGACTTCCTTCGCCCACTGCACATGGCAAGTGCAAGCATACATGCCTTCTTGTACTGTCCCTGCTCTGTCAGAGCGGTAAGCAGCTTGTCCAGGTCGTCGTCCTCCCACACAGTCTTCTTTCTGACCTCCTGCATGGCCGGGTTCTCGATCTTTCGGATAGATGGCCTGAAATCCTTAAACTCCTCTTCGTCGTCAAGAATATTGGCAATATAGTTGCTCATGGAAGATACGGCGGACTTAATCCTCCGCACACGAGCTGGAGAGTTGCCGTTCGTATTGATAAGCCAGTTTTGGAACGAAGCCCAGTCACGCTTGCTGATTTTGATAAAATCCTTGTCACCGTTGAACTGATGGTTCCATGTCAGCATGATGTCAAGGTCATTGTCGTACCCATCTATCGTTTTTGGGCTCCGTTGAACAGACCTCAGATAGTCGAGGAAATCCTGCTTCAGCCTCATATTTCCCTTGTTGATTTGACTCAAAAGCTCGTGGCTCGTGATGTCATTCTGTCTCGTTTTTCTTGGCATGACTGCCACCTCGCTTTCTTCTTTTATTTTTTTGGCTCCTACTGTAAGAGTTGAACTTACACCTTCGCGATTAACAGTCGCGCGCTCTGCCAATTAAGCTAAATAGGAATGTTGAGCCGCCCCGGTATTTCACAGGGCGGCGTGCGTTTGGCTTATTTGTCGCACCGGATATGATACTCAGCGTCCACACCGACGCCATCCTTTGCAATCAAAAGAAGCTGCTCCGGCGTTGAATAAAGCCGCTTGTTGTTTGCGTACTCGTCCGAGCCGCATAGTGCGCCGCAGATCACGGCGCTTACGCCGAGCTCCTCAAAACTCTCTCTGTGGTGCTTGTCCGCCAAAAGAATGTAGTCGATGTTCACGCCGTACTTCTTCTGGAACAAAACGGTCAGCAGACGGGGAGAGGACTTGACCGAGTCAAGGTCTCCATGGCTGGCGCAGAACCCACACCCGCACACGTTAAACACCATGAACTCGTTTTCAAACTCAGTCACAACTTCAACGTTCTCGGTGTCGCTCAGCCTCTGGCGCAGCCACCACGGAATAATACGCTCCATGTTATCCCGATGGATGTTGTCGTCCTTCTTCTGGACTGTCCTCCCATGGTTGCCGTATGTCATATACACCTTTGTCTCGCTGACATACCCGCTCATGTGCTCGATTGCCTGTGCAAGGATCTCTGACACGTTCATCAGCTGTTCACAGACCAGCTCTTCAGCAGCGACCCTCGCGCTTGTGTGGATCGCGCCATGCACCAGGTCGCCCAGAACAACGATGTGCAGCGTGTCGCACTGGTGGAGCCGGATACGCTCGATGGTACTATTGACCACCTTCTGTACCCGCTCTCTGCAAACAGCTGTATTATATGTATTGAAGGCATTGTCGGCGGTCATACCGTAATGCCAATCGCACAAGACGAGGATCGCCTCGTTCCCATGAACGGTAGGGAAGGGAACATAGTTCTCAAACTCAACTGTACCAATGGTATTCTTCAGTTCCTCCGCCGCCTTGACCAGCCGGTCTTCCAGGTGCTCTACCCGACCCGTGTTTGTCACCAGCTTGCTGTACTCACGGCGCTGATCGTAAAACCTCTGCCGCTCTTTTTGCAGGTCGAGTCGTTTCTCTTCAAGAGTTGCCAGAATATCCTTATCCTGTATACCGCTCTCAATATCGGATGTAAGCGCGTCCAGCGTATATCTGCTGCCGTATACCATCCGCCTCGCAACGTCAGACGCATATTCCTTCCCGTACAGTGCGTTGGCAAGTTCGGAATAGTCAACGTCCGAAAGAGTTTTGTCTACCAGCTTGCCGTAGACAAGCCGCCGGTGAAAGTCAACATTGCTCTCTCCTGGTTTTTGCGAAAGATCCACTCGATCACGCCCCCCTTTTTCGTGACGGCTCCTCGATCCCACGCATCTGACGAATCAGCTTCATTGCACCCGGAGCTTCCTCCATGTAGTACCTATGCCGCTTTGAGCACTGCTTCATCGTCCGCACGATGTGAACCCTTGGGAACTTCTCCCGAACCGCCTTTTTCTCTTCCTTTGAAATGGAAATCAAGTTTTATCATCCTTTTCTACAAAAATTTTTTGATTTTTTTTGAATACAATAAAAAAAGAAAAACGTATAATTGTATTCAAGTAAGAGACTGCATAACGCTCCCCGCTATCCATTGTGTGCCAATGGATAGCGGTGATTTCAGTTTTCAATCACTTTCAGTTTTGAGGTTATTTGCTTTGGCTGCCCTATGCCGCATGGTTGATTCCACCGTCTGTTTCAGATATATTTCAGCAGCGCAGTCCGGGCAATATTTCTGCGCGTTTCCACGCCTCTTGACCGTCAACCCGCACTGGACGCACTGCATATATGCCCCGCCGCAATACATCATGTACTGGTTGCCCAGATTGCGGAAGTCGCTGATGTGGAGTTTCACCGGGCTATTCGGCTTGATAAACCGCACCTGTGTGTTCAGGCTATCAACTTTCTTACTGAAGCGCAGCAGCCCAGCCTGTCTCAGGGTGTGGAACATATCGCTCTGCCGTTTGATAGAGGTTCCGATGTTGGCCATACGCATGATATCCTTGTCCGGCGTATTGACCCAGCTTCGGTTTCCGGGGTTGGCGGTGTTCCAATACTTTGCAATGCACAAAAGCGTAAAAGCCAGGCGCTGGGTAAGTGCCCCACTCAGCGAGGCGATGACCTCCAGCTCCGCCTCCGTGATATCAATACCGTCTATCTCGATCAGTGGATACTTGTTCACGTTCCGCACGATACTGTCCAGCAGATCCGACCACTTGACCAGAACGATGTGGGGGTCGCACTGGAGCATGAACTCCTCCAGCTTCTTTCGCACATCCGATTTTTTATACCCTTCCGCATGGTAGTAATACCTCGCCAGCTTGGAGAGCGTTTCCGCCGGTGTCTTACCAAGCTGCCTGGATGCGATGGCAGCCTCTACCCACTCACGTTCATTTAAGACGATGCCCATTCGTTTCCTCCGATCTCTTTCTCACAAAGCACGAAACGGTTTCCGCAGAACTCGATGTCCCCGTCCTGCGCCAGAACAGGGAAGTGGATCACCCCGCCCGTGTTTCGGAGCAGATTGTCTATGATCTCGTTGTGGCATATACTCCACACAAAGCGTTTGCTGGAGCTCCTCTTGTAGCATATATCGAGCATGATGTCGCACAGCGTGGTGGAGTTGGAGCATACCTGTCCACACGACTCCGAAAACTCATGCTTCATCATACTGATATGGGACAAGACCTCATCGGCGTCCACACGCTCTCTGGCGGCGTACACGGCGTAACTGTGAAGCCGCTTCGTGTAATCCTCATAGAGCCGCAGGATGGTGCTGTACTGGGTTTGGGTATACTCTGCACCGCTTTTCATGATGGTGTAGTCAAACCCCGTCGTGGAGTTGTGCTTACCCACATAGCCGTCAAACGCGGCCTCGAACCGTTTGCAGATGCGGTTGGTCACACAGTCGCCCACGCCCACAGGCATACACTTGGTGTAATAGTGGATGAACTCCGCCTGCTCGTCGTCCAACTTCATGTGGTCAAGCTCAAGCAGCTCGTCGATGGTCATCTGGAACTGCCGCTTGGCCTTCTTGTTGGTGTTCTTTATGTATGTGTTATACTGCTTCGCAAGGTCTGGGTAGATATACCGCATAAAGTACGGCTTCTTATCGGCCAAAATGGAAAGGTACAGCTTTCGCTTCTCCACGTCCTCAATGGCAAGTGCGTAATGCCTGTCGTGCCAAGAACGTGGCATCGGCTTGGCAATAATACCCTTGGCCTTATCGATGGCGTTCTGCTGAAAAAGTTGACCGCATTTGATGCGGTAGTCAAGCTCCTCATACTCTGGGCTCCCGGGCTTGAACTTTGACTGCACCTCAAACATCGCCGTGATTCGGTTGGTGATCTTCCCAATATCATCTCCGAAGCTGTTGATATTCGCCCGGATAGCGTCCTCCTCTGTAACGATCCGCTTCTTGGCCTTCCTCTGAACACACATCAAAGCGGGAAGGGGGCGGAGCTTGTTTACCAACACTTGGTTGTCTGTGAGCAGAACCAGGTCTCCGTCCTTGTCCATGCCATTCAGGGCGTGAGCCGCCGTATCCCAAGAGTTGAAGACGGTGCAGGCCACCATGTTCCGGTACCAGTGTCTGGCCTCATCGCTGTCGTTCACCATGACCGCACGCACGTTGTTGTGACAGGTCATGGGAGCCCGGAAGCAGGCGAGACGCCGGGAGGCCGTATCGACCCAGTAGCCGTTATAGATCTCACCGGCCTTGAGGATGCCCGTAACCTCCATGCCAAAAATGCTTTGGCATAGGGAATAAGGGTCGCCGGATACGATGGAGTAGTTTCCGTGTACTTTAACCACCCCAACCTTCGCCTCGTTGATCCGCGTCTTGATAAGAGAGAACAGCTCGCTCTGCACAAACGGGTCGTCTATCATACGCTGGTCTATCATGATGGCTTTGGCGTAATCGTTGTCGATGCGGCACACATTGTTTTCATTCAGCCCTGCGCCCTTCAGAAACAGTATGGTCTTTCGCCAGTCGTCGCTAAGCACATCTCGGATCTCGTTCATCGTCGGGGCAATCAACCTGTCGATATCCTCGTCGCTCAAGTCATAGCTCTGGATGAACTGGTAATTGAGATTGCGCTCGGACTCCAAAGCCTTGGGGCAGACCTTGGCAACACCGAAGGAATATTTGTTCTCCATGCAATTCCGGACATACTCCTCGCAACTCGGATAACTGTCCCACAGCTTGACCATGGATGTGGTGAGGATCAACTCCACATCCCGGATATCTTTTTCATTTCCCCAAGCGTCCTTGACGATGTAGCTCTTGGCCACTTGTTCGGCGAACTCCAGAAAGTCGAAGCAGAAGACCATACCCTTCTCCCAGGCAAACCGGGTGTTCACGCCGCTGGGCCGGTAGTCGAGCCCAAGCTCCTTCGCCCACCTGTCCGCCAGAGAGGGGAGCATGATGCCGTACCCATCCGACTCATCAAGCTGGACAGGCACGCCCTTCCGCTCCTCCATGACCGGCTCGCCATCGCCCTCGTCATTCAAATAGACGATATCTGAGATAAACTCAGTCTCGCAATCCGGCACGACCAGAATACCGTGTGGCATGGAGACGGGGTTCGATGCGCTGCAAGTGAGCGCCTTGTATGCCTCCAACTTTGCAGCCACCAGCTCCATCTCCGGGTTCCGCCCGTTATCGATGCGGCGGCGAAGCTCCGCAGAATGCCGGTCACTGACAAAGACGATGGTGGAGTTCTTTACGCCGCCGTTCGTTCCCAGAAGCCGATGATACTTGACGCCGTTGATCTTGAACCCACGGCAGGCCCGGATATAATCCTTCTCTTTGTCCATGATGACGCACAAATAGTCCGGCTTGAACTGGAGGGCATCGAGCTGCTCGTAGAGCTTACGCAACTTACGTCTGTTTTGCAGACTGTTGCTTTCCTTGCGGACACGACGGATCTCTGCCTTCAGCTCTCTTGCTTGACTGTCTGCATCTTTGATGCCGTTCAGTTCATCCAACCAACGAAGCACCTGGCTATCGGCCAGGGAGATCAGCTCGTCGTTCCTTCGCGCCTCAGAGAGGGGGAGAGTGAGATTCCATTTCGCCTTCCGCAAACGGCTGCTGCGGATCTTGTAGATATACCTCTGACACGCTAACTGTTTTGCCATTGGCTCACCTCACTATTTAATTAACTTGATAGTGTGTCAAGACTCGAACTCTTCTATGTATTCAAACCATGCTTTGCGGAACGCAAAGCGCATCTCCTCGATAAACCGCTCGGTCTCCTCTTCACTTGAATCGTATGATAGTAGTATTTCCTTATCCTGCTCAAAGCCATCTGGAGCAGGGTAGCCATGTTTCTTTCTCACTTATGTATTACCTCCGTTGCTTGTTTGCTCGATCCACTCCAACAGGAGGGAGCGCATCCTCATGCTTGGTATGTATAGGTTGATCGGCTTGTTCTCACGAATGGCGCTTCTCCAGATAAACTGGAGCATTTCCGAAAGCGCGAACTTCTCCGGGTCGATCACGATATCCTTCTCGGCGAAGAACTTGGCGATGTTCGGGTCAACAAAGCGGTTGACCAGATAGGCGACGCAGTCGGCGTCCTTATATGCGTTTGTCGCCCTGGCATTCAGGGATAGGAAGCTGGAGGCGTATCGGTTCTTGGGGCCGTACATCCATTCCCGAGCATCCTTGAACGTTGTCCACAGCCGTCGGGCCGCAGAGCTCTTGGCCTTTCGCTCAAAAAAATTTCTCATATGTCCACGCAGGTTTTTTATGTCTTCGCTGTTGCGGCTTCTCTGCTTGAACCACGAAGCTGACAGAGCCGTTCTTCCATTGCCTACGGCGTTCATCCTGGCGTCAGCTCCATCGTCCATGCCAACGATGTGGATAAGCTCAGAGTAGTCTACATTGGGAGGAGCGTCCGGCTTGCCAGAGAAGAAATACCCCGCTTCATTCTGCTCCACGCCAATGATGTCGTACTCAAACCCGAAAAAGTCAAAGTAGGCTTTCTGGAGCTGCCCGTCAAACAGATAGGTCAGGATATAGATCTCGTCAAATACCTCAAACCTGTCCGGGCTCATGACCTCATACATCGTTTCACCGCAGTGGTACAGCGTTCCCGCATCCGCCATAGCCTTATATCCGTCAAACTTGCCTTCGTAGTCGGCCTCGTTCCAATGGACTCTTCCGGCATCGTCAACAGAGGCAAGGTTGGTCATTATGATTTGCTTGTCCTTCGGCGATACGGGGACGCCCTGTATCACGGAGAGACTTTCGTCCACAATAAGGTTGTATCCCTGTTCTCTCGCCAGAGATAGTGCTTCCTCATCCATAATGGAAAAGAGGGAATGTGTGGAGGCGATGTTGCACCGCTTCTTCATCAGTGCCTTGAGTCGATTGGATTTACTTGTGTAATCACAATCCGGTTCCTCAAAGTCACACTTCTCACACACTCGATCAACTTCCGTCAGATATGGAGTGATGTACAAAAAGCACTTGCTTCCCTTATATCGGTTCATATATTGGATGGCGGCAGAGGATTTTCCCCGTCCCATCCGGGCGTCCACAATCATGATTTTCTTTCTTTTTTGTTCCATCTGGGGAGGATCACCTCCGATCTTGTTTCAATTCTCACCAGTAAGAACAGTAAATGGTGGCACTTTGGGCGTCTTTTGGCACTTTTGTTCTTTTGAAGAGCGCTGAGATTTTTTGGTACACTAATTTTCCGCGCGTCAGCGTTTCCATACATGGTCTTTATAGCTTGGTTTTCACGTTATGATCGTCTGCTTTGTTTTTTCTTATTATATTTAATAAGTCGAGGGCTTGAAACCATTGTGGCAGAAGGGCTAATTTTTGAAATGGTACACTCCGAGTGTACCAAGGCCACTTTTTTTTGCCCGTATTTTGAGCCCTGTTTTACCCCCGCTTTCGTATTCTGATCTTGGATCGGATAAATCAGCCGGCAAAAGCCGGCGATAAAATCAACCTTGTCTGCCATCAGTGAAACGATGGGGACAGACAAAGCGACCATAATTGAGATGCTCATATATGATATTCAGTTGTCAAGGTGCGCTCCGTCTGGCTTAACCGGCAGACTGTTCCGTACTCTCCAGAAGAGAACTATCCACAAGGTAGTTGCAGGTAGTGCTTCCCAGGTTGAGGTTACGGTATGCTTCGTCGATCTCCTCGCCGGTGATACCGATATAGTCCAGTGTCTGAGCAGCGGTGGAGTGACCAAACATCTTTTGGAGAAGAAGCAGTTTGCGCGGATCGTTGCCAGACATAACCATCTGGTGATAGGCAAATGTTTTTCTCAAAGAGTGAGTGGACATCTTATTGCCAAGGCCGAGGTCGTCGGCAATACCCTTCATGATATTATCGATGGTGTTGCGGTGGAGAGGTTGGTTCGAGGAAGAACCGTGGTTGCTCTCAGACCGGAACATGTAATCGCTCAACCTCACGTTGGGTGTATTCTCAAGGTACAGGGTGACAGCTTCGACAACGGCGGTATTGATGGTGATATACCGGTTCTTCTTATGCTTTCTGGTGTTCTTGGTTTTCTTCTCCAGAATAGCAAAGCTGTCTTTGAAGGCGAACTGTTCGTTGATGATATGGGAGAACCTGAGCAAACGCAGATCGCTGACGCGAAGACCGAAGTTGATACCAACGATGAAGAGCATGTTGTCCCTGTACCTTTTGTTCTCGATGAGGTACTGTGACACACGGATGATATCGTCCATACTCTTAATGGGTTCAGAGGTGTGTTCACTGGCCAACTCGCAGGTGGTATCTTCAATGGCTGGGGAGATGAGACCAGCCTTCAGCTTTCGAGCGCTGGACTGAACGGCGTGTAGGTCGATGGTATTCTCTTGTGGCAGTGGAAACTGAATGATGCTGCTCATAGCTCTAACTCCTTTTACTTCAACTGGTGAGTATCTGTGACACTCAATATGAACTATTTAGTTATCTTCGATATAGCTGTATTATATCATAGAAAGCTTACAAAGTCAAGATAATTAAATAATATTTTCAAGCATTTTCAGAAGAAAAATCAGTCAAAGTTGATGTTGCGTTGTTAAGCCATTTCCTTTGTTGTGATCCTCCATTCTGGTGAGAACAGCAGCACGTAAATGGCTTAACCTGCGATACTCCTCTGGAGACTTTGCTTCCCCTACACGCCAACGGACGAGCGGGAGAAAGACGATGGAATTTTGGGGAGTGTGTGGGAGAAAAAGTGACTACATCTGGTTTGCTGTGAACAGGGCCGCAAAAATACCATAACCACCCCCCCCTATGTGGCATAGTGATAAATTGCAACGTTGGGCAAACGTCACCACCACCCAACACCACCACGGCGGCGGGGGTTGCCCCTTTGCGGTGATGGACATGGGGAAGAAATTGAAAAATTATCTTGACAATGTATTTCCCCGGGCTTATACTATCGGTGAAGGGGGCGCAAGGCGGCCGCCCCTTCACCACCACAAACCCAAACCACAAAACACTACGCCGCCAACGGAAAGGAAGGAAACACCATGAAAAAACAGACCACCAACAAGACCCCCAACGCAAAGACCCGCAAAACCACTTTTCACGTCCTTCTCTCTGATTTTGAGAAGGCATACGCCGCCGGGGACTACGCCGCCGAACTTTACGCCCTTTCCCGCTCTATTGTGTTCGCTTGTTTGCGGAAAGTTATTGACCCCCAACGCAAGGCGGCGCAAGGCCGGGACAGCGTGAGCAATAGCGGACTTTCCCCGGCCCTTGTATCTTTGCGGCGGGGGGTTGCCCATGATAAGGCCCTTTTGGACAACACCGCCAACGCCGCCGCCGCCGCTTATGCGGTGAAGTTTAACGCCAATGGGGACGCCAATACCGAAAAGGTGGACAAGGCCGCCGCCGTGGGGCTTGATGAACTTCTGGAAGATACCATTTCCGACGGTCAAGACCTTGTCCATGATTGCGCCGCCGCTCTTCTGGAACAGGCCGCCGCCCACGCTAACGCCGGGGAAGGGTGGACAGAACGCCCATACACCGTCCGCCGCCTTGCTCGTAAGGTGTATATCAAGACCACGGACAGCGCCGCATATCGGGAAGAAGAAACAAACCCCATTCAGGAAGTTTATAGAGCCGTCCGCCGTTCTATTGAGCAAAGTAGAGCAGTCAAAACAGACCCCGCAAATGGGCATATCTACATTGACGGACAAGACCCGGAAACGCTCGATACCGTTTATTTCCGTTTGGGCAAGGCCGCCCGGATTGACGGACAAGAGACAGCCGCCGCCCGCCGCCCCGGTGACTACATTCCCGGACAGCCCACGGAAAAGCGGCCCGCCGAAGTCGTGACCGTTGACCGGGAAACGGTGGACGACTTACAAGCCCTTCTTGACCGTCTGGAATTGACCACCAACCAACGGTGCATTGTTGAATTGCGTTTGCGTGGATATGGTGAAAAGGCGGTTGCGACATATTTAGGCGTGACAAAACAGGCCGTTCAAAACGCCTTACATAAGGTACAGAAAAAGGCCGCCGCCGTGGGGCTTGTCCCCGCCGCAAAGTAAAGACCACCACCCAACACGGGCCGGGGCAATTAAGCCCCGGCCCTTTTCTTTTTTTCCCTCTTTGGGAAGGCTTGCCCTGTCACCACGGCCCCGCAAAGGCACCCCGCCGCCCACGTTTGGGCAAAAGGGGGTTGCCCCTTTGCGGTGTAGGGTGAAAGGCAAGGGCAAGCCGCCCCGCCTTGAGAGGCTACGGAATACAACCGGAGATGTCCGGCACTTCCAGCTATGGCCTTGTGTCCAGCTTGAGGACGTTAAAGAAAAGCATTGATGGTATATCCATCTGTCGCCGGTGCCGTAGAATTAAGCTACGGGTTCGAGATTGTGAAAATCCCCGGAGGTTTGTGCCTATGAGCCTAAACTCGGCTTGAGGAACTGAAGGCTATGCGAAAAAGATCATTGAGGGCTATTAGTATCGTCCAATGTTCCCACCCCAGGGTGGTTATGCTCCGAGGAGCCGAACAGAAGGCGCATGGTATGAAAACCTAATTTGGTCGAGTATTGTGAAGAATGAAAATTTCCCCCATGAGCCGGTAGGCGTTAGAAACGACGCTTATGCCACGGAATACCGTAACAACGGTTGGTCGTATTGACGGCCCACCGTTGAAATGCGGGGCCGGCACTACCGGCGTGGGGTTTACCGTTGATAGAGCCGCCGGGGTATCAACTCCGGCGGCTTTCTTGAGCGGTAAACCGCTTGATACAAAAATAAGAAGGGAGTAACTATTATGACCAGAGCTGAAAATGAGGCCAAGTTGGTCGAACTGAAAGGCAAGGCCGAGGAATTGGTCAAGGCTTACAATGAGGCTATCCAGACCGGCAAGTTTGAGGACGCATCCAAGACCGATGAGACCCTCACCCAGATCATCAACGAGTACACTGCCACCGTTCGGGATATGTGCTTCGAGGACTGCAAGAACACCCCCGACCCCATGCTCACCGCCGTCCAGCGCCTTTCCTTTATGACCATCGGGGTCAAGGACGAGAAGAAGGGCGATGATAAGGTTCCTGTCCGGGGTATCGTTGAGAAGGAACGTACTATCGACCTTCTCAAGCTCAACAAGTATTGCGGCGGTATCGGGGCCGACGAGAAGTGGCCCCATATCGCTCAGAAGATGAACTTTGTCATGACGGCTCAGAAAGCCGTTGACTTGGGTATCAATCCCAAGAAGATCAATGACAGCTACGCTATGAGCGAGGTTGCCCGTGAGTATGACATGGGCAAGAACCCGGCAAGCAAGACCAATCTGCTCAAGAGTCTCCAGAGTATCGTCACCGCTATGCTCGGCGGGGACTACAAGCCCACATCCCATGATGTGAACTACCTGATGTCCATCTATTCCAAGAAGAGCCGGAAGGCTCTCACCGTCACCTGTGCCAACCATCGGTATTTCGTCAACTATCTGGCGGAGATCTGCCACCGCATCGTGACCCCCGGCGCCACCTATGAGGTGGAGTTCAAGGCCAAGAAGGAGGGCTAAGGTATGGGCGAAAAGTTCAAATGCCATGAGTGCGGTATCGACATCCCCGCCGATGAGGTGGAGTTTTGCCCTTACTGCGGTAAGCCTCTCTGTCCCGACTGCTATCCGGAACATGAGGAGTCCTGCCCCGAGCGTGAGGACGACTAAACAGGTATCCTCACTCCTATAAAAACCACACTGACGAGTCGTTGAAAATTACGACGAAACCGCCCAAGACGGGCGGTCTGTGGGAAACAATCTGCGGGTGGTATTTTGAAACCTGTAGAGTCCCTGACCGTATATGCCTATCATTGAAAGGGAGGAGATCGTATATGAAGAACATTGTGGTCAAGTCGTTTGCCGAACTGGGGGCTATTATGGGCATCAAGCCCAAAGTCGCCGAGGAGAAGAACAAGAAAGTCTGCAAGAAGTGCGGCGCCATCATGGAGAAGGTTTCCGGCACCAATGTCTGGGTTTGCCATGGTACTATCCAGGAGAAGAACAAGGATGGCAAGGTTATCCGTGAGCGGCCCTGCGGGAATTTCGCTATGGAGCGATCTTCCATCGTTGGCCGTACGGCGTAGGGAGGGGCTGTCATGTCTATGGAAGAAAGGGAAATCCGGGCCGAAAGGTATATTGCCAAGTGCGCCCGCCGTCGTGAGCGTCAGGTCAATCGCCGTAATCGTCGAGTGGCTAAGCTCCTGTCTGGGCTTCCGGCATTTTCTGCCGGTCTTTTTCTGATGGCTTGTATCGTATGGGCTGTCGTTTGAGGTGAGACGGTATGAAAAAGTCAAACGGAGTTCGTACGGTCTGCCTTCTTGGGCTTGGTATAGCCCTGTATGTTGCTGTCAGTATGACGGCAAAAATCCCGGTCATTGGTCATGCGAGTCTTGACCTTGGGTACATCGTATTTGCGGTTTACTGCTACTACTTTGGGTCTATTGTCGGAGCAGTGGTCGGTGGTGTCGGGTGCCTGTTCGTGAGCCTTCTGACATCAGGCTGGTTCCCGCCCGGTTGGATCGTTGGGAATGTACTGATTGGTCTTTGGGTCGGTCATTACGGCGTCAAGAGTAACGCAAGCACAATCAAGCGGGTCTTGATAATCGTGAGCGCAACATTCCTTGGTGTCTTTGTCGCCAAAACACTCATTGAGTGTTTCTTGTACTCTATTCCGCTTGTTGTCAAGGCCCCGAAAAGCCTTGTTGTATGGGTTATGGATGCGGCGGTCATGAGTATCGGAACATGGATTGCACCTAAAATCCCGGTTAAGTATCAAGTATAAGCGAGGTTCGATGGCACTATTGCCTGGGCCGGTACGATTCCGGCGGGGTGGTTTTCCACCCCAACGCTTAGTCCCGTTATGATAGAAGCATGAGAGGTTGCAAACTCAACATTGCCAACACATATCGGGCGGTTGGCCACCGTAATAAGGCAAGTAGACATAGAGCGGGGTCTGCGAGGGGTCACGCCGATTTCCGGGCGGAGTTCCGGCGGCACACATAAACAACGCTCCCTTCTGGCGGCTGGTGAGGACATAAAGGAAAACCGCCAACCCCTTCATGGGTGTATACCAAAGACTATGGCGGCCTCCTTTCCCTGCCATCTTTTCACCTCCCTTTCTTGCTATCATAAAGAATATAGTCTTGGGGTATCAATGGTTCGAGTCCATAAGCACCCATCGGAGAGCTTGCGGAAATTCGCCAGCTCTCCACATGGCCCGGTGGTCAAGTGGCTAAGACACTGCCCTTTCACGGCGGTAACATGGGTTCGAGTCCCATCCGGGTCACCACAGGTATGGTTCCACCAGCCACGGAGGCAGAAACGGGCCTTCCCCACACGCTGTGCGATGGAGCGATGGGGTGAAAATTGTGTTTGGCTGACCCCGGCCTATAAATGAAGAACGGTTCCGACTGACGACACCAGCGGAGGGGTTGAGATGTACCGTGATTGCCAAGCCTGATTGCGATAGCTGTGAAGTGAGGAGTGGACAGTCGTAGAGCGATTAGGGCTAAGTTTTAGCAGAGGCTCCGTGGGCCAACTCGTAAATACTATGAGCGCCCAAGCGTGAGAGTAACGGATCTTCTATTGCAAGACGGTTTGGCGATTGTGATTTCTCTACCCAGGCGTGTCTGCGCCTGGGTTTTCTGCGCCATTAACTCAGTTGGGAAAGCATCGTCCTTTTAAGGCGAGTGTCTGGAGTTCGAGCCTCCAAGGGCGCAAGACATAAATTGGTTGATGGAGGGATGAAGATGGAGATCGTCTTAAAACTTGATAATTTTACGGTAACAGGGTTGGAGGACGCTTTGCGGAAAGCTGTTGCATCGTGTCCGCTCGCAGTCTCTGTTGCTGTTCCGCCAAGCCCACTTACCAATCTCGACCATATCAGCTGGGATGCCATTGATCGTATTGGCAAGTCTGGAAATGCGCAGCAGTTTTTTGCACTCGGTGCAACCAAACATGATCACATGAAGGATGGATACATCGCTGTTTGGCAGATTATCGGATTTAACCATGACGACCTTGCTGATGGGAGTGGAAAAGCACCCATCTCTTGGGACATGGTCTATGTGTACAAGGAAAATCGCTGTATGAATGAATGCGGGACAAACAAAGGCGGTTTTATCACTTCTGATGCAGGGAAATGGTTGAATGGAGACTTCCTCGGGCGGTGTTCCGATGAACTTCAGGCCATCATCAAGCCAGTCATTAAGCTTACCTCAGCCGGAGGGGGAAGTAGTGATATCCTGCGGGAGGTTTGCAAGGTATGGCTCAAGAGCGAGGTCGAGCTATACGGTCGCTGCTTCTATTCTGCCTCTGGTGAGGGACATTGGTATGACTTCTATAAGCAAGAGGGTATTCCTTATTATAAAAAGGATAAGGATGGCGACCGAAGATATAATCTGTTGCGTTCCCCTAGTTACAACGCCAGCGGCAACTTCTGCCGTGTGAACTCCAACGGCAACGCCGACTACACCAGTGCGAGTTTTTCCTTTGGGCTGGCCCCCGCTTTATGTACCTGATCTAAAATCAAAAAAATCCCCGCCCCAAACGGGGCGGGAACATGGGGGTGTAATGGTTTCGACAGGGTTCTGATAACTCAAAACACGCAGGGATGTTACCACCTTAAGGGACAACAAACACAAATGCCAACAATAACACTGAGATCGTTATGGTTCACCCCGCTCTGATTGCCGCTCTTGAGGGAGCTGCCGCCTGAGCAAAGGCGAACTTCCCACAGCAGACCTCGCTGGGCCGGTAAAGGTTGTGGGTATGTATAGACTCAGCACCTTTGTGGTTCTCGGCTGCCATAAAACCGAGTGGTGGAAGCAGTACCAGAGCTGGTACGCCCCGGCTGTTTCTTGCTATTTCTAATCGAGCCGCCGCAAGGCATAACGAAGAAATGGATATTGCGTAAGAATGTTTTGAGCGAGTAGGGATTTTGGACGGGGGTTCGATTCCCCCCACCTCCACCAAGAGGGGAGCCGACTGGAAACAAAAGGGCAGTCGGCAGCAGTACGTTCAGGGGGTTTGCGTGCTGCAAAAAAATAAACGAATGGATGTGAGTTTGATGCGAGTCAAAAACTTCGTGTATAACGGGTTTTCCGGGAAAATGACCAGCGGGTATGCGAGCTATACCGCAGAGTTTAAGCGTTGGACTGAAGATCCTGGCATTGCAGTTTGTGCTTGTAGTGATGGCAAAGAGCGGCTCATTCCATCATTTGCTCTTGATGGCTTCCAAAAGCCATGTCACAGTTAATTCGTGCGGTGGCGGAATAGATACTTCCAGCAGGAATGTTGGACAAGTAGTAAAGCGTGTTGTTTCGTAATCGAAGCCCACGCAACAGTAAACGCTAAGATGCAGTCCAGATAGATGTGGACATGGGTTCGAGTCCCACTCGGCGCTCCCGCAAGGGGGACAGGGCGGAGTAGCTCAGTGCGCAGAGGGTCTGCCAGGTATAATCCACATCATGTGAGGTGCAAATCCTCACCCGCACATTCTTTATAAAACAGCACTTCGGTAGGGGGGTAAGATTATGAATGATACTATGTTTTCCTACGATATCTGCCATGATTACTTGACCGGTATGCCTACCGATGTGTGCAATAAGTATGGGATAAGCAAAACGCTTTTGACCCGCCGCGAGACAATTAGGTTGAAGCATCTAATGAAAAGTCTGTTCGTCTATCGCATTTTCTCCGAGGATGAACTGAGAAATCTCCTGGATACAATGCAGTTCAAAGGCGTTTTGTCATACATGGAGTTTTTAACAAACCAGTTGCGTGGTATTTACAAAATCACGAGGGAATTTCAGACAGATGATGCGGATAGCATCGTCAAGGAAGACAGATCGAGCGTGATTGACTTGTTGATGATGTATAAATCCGCAAATCCGATTGTGGTTTTGGACTTTGACCATACGATTACCAACAAAAAGTTCCATACCCTCTATCGCTGGCTTTGCGAGGAGGGTTTTTCTATCTTCATCAACAGCGCAAATCCATCCGAGGAGACGATAAGAAATTATCTATCTAAAAACGGGCTGGAATTTCCATCAAAAATCTTTGCGAACAAAGGGAAGAAGAAAAAGATCGTTCAGCTTAAGGTAATAGCAGCTAAATGGATTGAGCGGCCACGGTTCTACATCGATGATGAGTTGGAGTATTTGGGATACGGCAACTTGTTGTTTTACCAATGTTATCAATACACATCGAATGGAAAAATAAAGCGCAAAACACTGTGTGTAAAGTGAGGTGCCGGATATGCCGGATGGATATGAAGTAAAAGCGGTCAGGGGTCATTTTGAGGTATATCTGAATGGCGAGTTTCAATTTTCGGCAGACAGCTACACCGAGAGTGCGGCATAGATGCTCAAGTAGCTCAATCGGTAGAGCAGCCGATCTATACTCGGTATTAGCGCCAGATTAGCGTAAGGTTTGGGGTTCGAGTCCCTGCTTGAGCACCAACATAGGGAAACGACGCACGACGAAGTGAATTGGGAGCGTCAGGCAAACTGTTAGCCGAGGGTTTTGGTTTGCAAATGTTATCGACCGCAGCTCATTAAGAGCTGAAATAAATTTCAAAGATAAAGGAGAAAAGATTACCATGACCAAAGAAACCATGAACGTGCATAAGGCTCTGAGCGAGTTAAAGACGCTGGATTCTCGTGTATATGGTGCCATCGACGAGACTACCTTCATCACAGCCAACAAGCACTCTAACCAGAAGATTTCTGGCGTTTCTGTTGCGGAGTTCTGTAAGAACATGGAGGCTGGCTACGACAAGGTCGTTGACCTCATTCGCCGCCGTGATGCCATCAAGCGGGCGGTGGTTCTGTCTAACGCGACCACCAAGGTGACGATCGCTGGCAAGGAGTACACTGTGGCGGAGGCCATCGAGATGAAGAACCACGGTATGGAGCTGAAGAAGCTGCTTCTCGCTGAGCTCCGTAATTCCTATGCAAAGGCCAAGCAGTCTGCCGACAAGGCAAACGGCGATGAGCTGGAACACCGGGCAGACGAGTACATCAAGTCCCTTTATGGCAACACCGACATGAAGAACGCTTCTGATGACGTCAAGAGGGTTCGGGCCGACTTTGTCGCCGCCCAGACCGTGGAGTTGGTGGATCCTCTCAAGGTCGCGGAAAAGATTGAGGCTTTGGAGGCCGAGATTTCCGCCTTCATGGTTGATGTGGACTCCACCCTTTCCGTGTCCAACGCCATGACCGAGATTTCTGTCGAGTATTAAGGCGGTGATATGGTGAAAAAGAGAATCGTAGGTATAATGGCGGCTCTTGCCGCCATTATGATGATGCTGGCGTCTTGCGGAAACTATCAACTCATTGACACCACGTTTACCTTCAAGAGCGCCATCATCAGTCTTCCTGACGGGTCTATTCTGCGGGGTGAGGTCACTTCGTGGAAGGATTATGAGGACGGCGACCAGATCCAGGTGACGATTAACGGGAAGACGTACCTGTGCCACTCGTCTGATGTGGTTCTGATTTCTGAGTAATCAATTTCGCTGCCACCCGAAAACCCCAAATCATATTCCTTCTCTGTTTTTGCGCCATTACAGATAAGTAAAGTAAAAAAGAAAAGGCGCTCCTTGGTATTGGCTTGATAAGCCGTTAGTAGGTTCAACTCCTACTTCAAAACCTACATTTTGGGTATGTAAAAGTTTTGAAATATCTTGTATCAAATCAAGATGAAACCGCAATGTGTGCGGTTACAATGAGCTGTAAAGCTTACGACTTAACGATCAAGGATTAACATTCAGCCCTCAACGCTTATAAGGGTGTAAAGTTCAGCGCAGTGGCGCTCAAAGAAAAATTAAAAACGCTTTACAAAACCCTGGAGAGAATGGTTTGTCGGGTGAGTATGTGACCGTGGGGATAACCACCAGGCTGGGTGGTAGCGGATTGATTTATATAGGGGCGGGCGTTGTCCCGCCCCATTCATGGGGACATAGCTCAGTTGGGAGAGCATCTGCTTTGCAAGCAGAGGGTCGTCGGTTCGAGTCCGATTGTCTCCACCAGCCCTGCGAGCAAGTCGCAGGGGTAACCGTAACCGCCCCACAGATGTCGGGGAAATGGTGCGGTTAGGCTGGCAGCCCACCAGTCGAACAAAAGCCGAAAGTCGGATGGGTTAGTCAAGAAATGCTGCTTGATGTGGGGTTTCGGCCATATCCCCGGAGGTACAACGGGTGATATGAGTCGAATGCGTGCATCCTGCCGGTGGAGGGTGGTAAACCGGCAACCCCATTATATTGACGCATAGAGGGGTGTTGGTATGCTGTCTGCTATAAAATATAACAAGGGCGACTTTGTTGTGGTCAAAGGTGATATCCAAGAGGGCGAATATTACAGGGATTACTATGTGCCAGAGCGAATGGCGGCTCTTGCCGGTTGCATAGTCCAAATCACCGCAGCTCTTGGCAATGACCTGTATACCGTTGCGGAAACTGATGCGTATGAATATATATGGCCCGGTGAAATGTTTGTTGGTTTTGCAATCCAGACGCAGTATGTTCCAGGAGATATGGTTTTTGTAAGAGAAGATTTACGCTTAGGGAAAGATTATATGATGTTTGGCGTAAATCCAATCACCGATTCCGTGATTGAAGAAATGATGCGCTTTGCTGGTAGCGCTGTAACAATTAAGGAAATAACAGAATACGGGAAATATCACATAGATGGGTCTCCCTCAAACTGGACAGACGAAATGTTTTCCGGTTATGCAAAAGACTTTGAAGTATCGACAGATGAAGATATGATGTCTCTGTTTGGCATTCAAAAGCAATAACGATAAAAACGGCGGAGTGGCAGAGTCTGGCTGAATGCGGTGGTCTTGAAAACCGCTGGTGGGAATCCCGCCCGTGGGTTCAAATCCCACCTCCGCCGCCAAATCTGGGTGTAATGTCAGTTGGTAGACGGCGTGATTTGGGGTCACGAGGCCGAGGGTTCGAGTCCCTCCACTCAGACCAAAAAATAATAATGGTGGGAGGGAATGCGTGTGCCTGAGAAAGGTGAAGTAAAAATTCATTTGAGCGCATACGATGTTTGGCAATTTTTTGAAAGCAATATAGAACGTTTGGGTAAAGAAATGGTCTGTATTGCCGAGAACGTGAACACCGGATACAGCGTTTACTTAGAAGAAAAAAGTGGCATCCCATTTTTCAAGGTGTTTCGTGATGAAGAGTTCGAGTATGGAGAGGCCGCAACCTGTGCTTTAGAATGTCGTGAAATTGCAACAAAGGTGTATCGGAAATATTTATTTCCAGTTACGGTGATGAGCGACTATGGTGACGACCTGCCAGACGAGCCAGCGCCGCTGGATGAAGAAGGCCAGATCGAAATGCTCGATGATATTATCTACGAACGTGATGATGAGTTACATCTTGCAGCTATGGACTTCATGAGCACATTGCTGAACGTTACGCCTGATGAGGTCGAACAGCTGACATATGAAGGGTTTTGCGATGACTTCATTAGAAAAATCGGGAAGATGCTTGCAGAAGAAGAGTCCATTTCCATATATCATCCCACATGGACACCGGATGAAACTGGGGTTCAATTCTTTAACGAGTATCCGTACCTCGACATTGATGATGAGAACACGACAGCCGGGAGACTATCGGATTTTGGGGATTTTGATTTTACGGAACAGGGGGAGTAAATATGCCAAGAGCCTTGGAGGAGTATTCATGGAGGACGATAAGGGGTTTTGGCCCTGCGGCAGCCTCCATGTTCAATGTTGGCGATACAAAAAGTGCCGTTCTGAAAGACGGAACCCCAGTCGAGTTTAGAATTATTGGGAGAAATCACGACAGAACTAAAGACGGGCTTATTCTACCTCTGACGTGGGAAATGGTTGATTGTATGCCACAGCGTTATCCATGGAATGATGCAGACACAAATGAGGGGTCTTGGGCAGCGACCAAGCTGCGCAGGATGATGAATGAGCCAGGCGAAAGCATATTTGAACTCATGCCGGACGAGATCATCGACGTGGCGGTTCCCGTTCTAAAGTTGACCGCAAACACTTTTGATGGCAGCAATGAGCTGATAGAAACCGAGGATAGATTTTTTATCAAGTCCGAGAAAGAGCTGTTCGGCAGGTGCATCTACTCAGCTCCTGGCGAGGGACATTGGTATGAATATTACCGGCAGGAGGATGTGCCGTACTACAAAGTGAGAAGAGGCGACAGAGAATATCTGCTGTTGCGTTCCCCTTTTTGCAACGGCAGCAGCTACTTCTGCTTTGTGTACACCGACGGCGGCGCCAACTACACCCATGCGAGTCTTTCCTTTGGGCTGGCCCCCGCTTTCGCATTCTAATCCCTAATCGAATAAATCCGTACCACGAAAAGTGGTACGAAAAAAACAGCAAACAATATGAGGAAAAATCAGCCCAGCGAAAGCTGGGCTTTTCCTTTGCTCACATGGCCCAGCCTCCTCGTGGCGTGAGTGGATAGCCGAAAGGTGAACCAATGGGTACATATTTATAAAAGGAGATCGAAAAAATGGCAAAAATCACGATCGCAGGCGACGCAGTCGTCGTCACCAGCACCAAGAAGCTGGAGGACATCAAGACCCTGGAGAAGTACCGCCCCAAGGCTCTGACTCTGTTCGAGACGAACGAGGATGGCAAGCGTGAGGCTGTCTTCGCCGTGGGCACCACCAATGGCACCGGCAGCATCACCGAGTACGGCGCCAGCTTCGGCTCCGTTGCCCACGATGGCAGCGGCCTGGCCACCATCACCCTTCCTGTCCCTGCCAGCGCCGGTGCTGACATGAAGCAGGCCGTTGCCGACATGGTCGGCGCCGCTATCATCAACCTCAACAAGGTTGAGGCTCAGGTGGATTCCGCTCTGGCTTCCGTGAAGGCAGAGAAGGATGCTGTGATGGAGACTATCACTGTCGCCTAAGCGACACCATCCGCAATTTGAGCCCGCCGGGGTTTCCGGCGGGCTCAACCACTACAAACCAACTAAAAAAAACAACGAATAAAAGGAGAAATGAACTATGATTAAGGTCACTGTGGGCAACAACACCAAGCGCGAGGCCGTTCTCATCGACGAGAACACCACTCTCCGTACCTGCCTGGAGAACAACGAGATCGACTACACCCGTGGCACTATGCACCTGGATGGCGCTCCCCTCCAGCCCGGCGATCTGGATAAGACCTTCCAGCAGATGGGCATCACCTCCAAGTGCTTCCTGCTGAATGTGGTCAAGGCCGATAACGCCTGATACATAACCACATAAAATGGCGGCCCAGTTTGGCCGCCATTTTCTATGTC